CGAATGCCAAGAAATACTATTTTACTTCCGACAAAGCCGCGACAAGTTCAGGTGTCACTTTAGATTACACTACAATCGAAGAAATTCTTGCCAACCAGCTTCCAAAACTTTCAAGTTATCTCCAAGCAGCTTCGGACCACCATGCAACTACTTCTTCATCTTCTGCTTAATAAACAGTGCTAACTTTTTTTTTCTACTTGAACATAATATAATGGCTTTGAAAAAGACGAAGAAGAGGCAACATTTGTACTTCAAAAAGTTTCGATTGAAGACGCATGGTAAAAGTGACCAAGGAATGCAAACGTCTGTATGGGGACCTCTGCTTTGGACATTCCTGCATATTGTCAGTTTTAATTTTCCCGTGCATCCTGACGGCGAAAAGCGGTTGCAACATAAACTGTTTTTCGACAGTCTTGCAAATATATTACCTTGTCGCTTTTGTCGCGAAAACTTGCCAAAAAATATGATTGCAGCAGGGTACAGCGACCAGGTGTATGCATCAAGAGATACTTTAAGCAAATTCGTCTGGCGTCTTCACAATGTGGTAAACGATGCTCTTGGGAAACCGAAAGAACTTGATTTTGAAAAAGTAGCGGCGAAGTTTGAATTGATTCGTGCAAGCTGCAAAAATTCCGATACCATAAAAAATGTCAAGAAAGAAAAAGGCTGTCTAACACCTGTCGGAAATCGACCTCCTACCCGATGCTTGATTCAAATCCGACCACGCGACATGGCGAAAATCAAATCGTCGTTGCATTTTCGACAAGACTGTTTTGCAGATAAAAAGTCTTGTGCTTCTGAAAACAGGTGAAAACATGTTTTCACGTTCGCTGCCTACATGGTGCAAATGCACCAACTTAATGAAAGGATGCTCACTCAGCATTCTTTAAATACAAGATATATTCTCTTTTCAGTCGACAATATTGTAACTCATGGAAATTCGCGACGAAAACGGAAAGCTTGTTGATATTGCATCGTTAGAGACACAAGAACAGGAATTAGTGAGAAAATATATTCTACCAGAAGACGTTGTTCTAGAACTTGGTGCACGATATGGATCAGTGTCTTGTATTATCAATTCAAAACTATCCAATAAGAGAATCATGTGGCAGTCGAGCCAGATGCACGAGTCTGGTCTGCGTTAGAAACGAATCGACTGAATAATGGATGTAAATTCAGGATTGTCAAAGGATTTATAAGCAACAAGAATTTGGGTCTGACAAATTTGGACGTTTACCATGGAGGTTACGGTGCGACGTTTGTAGACTGTGAAAGATCGGTCATTCCTTCTTATACAATGGATTACATACGGCAGATGTCGAAACTTAAGTTTAATGTCTTGGTCGCTGACTGTGAAGGATTTCTAGAGCGGTTTCTTGATGAAAATCCTAACTTATACGACGAGCTGCGAATGATTATTTTTGAAGCAGATTATCCTGAGAAATGCAACTACAACTTAATCAGGAAACAATTTCTACGAAAAGGATTCAAAACGATTGTCAATGGATTTCAAAATGTTCTATGCAGGTAGTGCATAACCTTTGATTATGTGGCTTGTTGAATTGCGTTTGATTAAAGGTGTAAAGAAAAAGTGTAAAGAAAAAAGTAACAGATCAATACTGATTATATATTGTATTTTATCCAGAAAAGTCATTTTTCAAGCAAAACTTTATCCAAACTCTTACTACCTAGTGGACATCCGGAACTGTTAATTCAGGAACTTCTGTCAAAAAGGGTTTCGAATAAAAATAGAAATGATCAAGTGCTTCTGCGCTCGTCAACCGCTTCGCAGGATCTAAAACAAGAATTTTGACAAGAAGTGCCGCTAAAGAACGGGTCACATCTTTCATAACCGATAGTTCTTTTGCTTGTCGAGCGTATATGCGAATACCTTTGATATCAAATGGAAAGTCGCTAACACCTGGCCAAGATTGTTCATTAGGGGTCCCAAGAGTCTTGAAAATAAGATGAATTTGATCAATTTCGTTGGCTTTGTCAAATAGAGCTTTCCCAGTTTCAATTTCAGCAGCCACGCAACCTGCACTCCACAGGTCAGAAGAAAAGCTGTACTGCTCCGATCCAAGCAATTGTTCTGGGCTGCGAGTAGTCAGAGTGCAAATCATATTGGTGAGTAGGGTAGAATTGGATGATGTCAGCATACGAGACGCTCCAAAATCAGCCAATTTCAAAGTAAAGTTTCGATCAACCAAAATGTTTGCAACTTTCAAATCTCGGTGCATAAACCCCATTGAGTGCATGTAATGAAGTCCAACAAGCATCTGTCTGATAAGATGTTTTTTCAAAGCTCGAGACCATTTCAGCTGTTGAACCCTCAGCAAAGCTCCCAATGTAAAAGGAAGGTACTCAAACACAAACGAAAGGTTATAACAATTCTTTTCAGTCGATGCGTTTTTCGTGATTCGTTTCAGCGCAACAATGTTAGGATGCTTCAGAGCCTGCAACGCTCGAAGTTCTCGAATACCCAGTAGAGCAAAGGATCGACCTTCTGTAACTCGTTTCATCTTCTTTATGGCAATCGGATTCCCATCAAGGTCAATCGCTTTGTAGACTTTTCCATACGTGCCACTAGAAATGACCGCACCACAACAAGGACTTTTGTCTGTCCAAACTTGTCGAGGTGACTCATCTAGCTTTGCTTTCGAGGTAAAAGGCAGAAGCGGTGCAAGGGTTTCAAAAGCAGTACCCACAATGATGTGACGGAGTTGATAAATGCGCTGGGCTTCCAAGGGGAAGTATTCTTGAAAGAATTTTTGGATCCAGTTCACATCTTTGTAAGTGTCAGAAGAATGAAAAGTTGCAAGTGTCAAGCATCCAAACGCATTGTCCAACGATTTCGTCGCACAATGTTCAAACAAAGTGTTCGCAAACGCAAAAGGTTCACCTCCCAAACGTGTCATAATATACTCTGTCTTCGCATCCTTGACATCACCAAGCCCTAATATTTCAGGTAATGCCATTGCTTGTGAATTTGTGATGCTTGAAATTGTGACAACCATCTATCTAGAAATCATTCTTTTTTGGATGTATATATTATAAATGTCGGCGAAAGTAGAAGACCTCTATTCGACGCTAAATGGTCCCATCTTTCGATTTATCTTCTTAGATCCATACCTGAAAGACATGGAGGGGGCAAATGCAGAGACCGTGGCAAACACGTTTTTTGAAATTTATCTCAAACAGTATATTGAGTACATATATGACAACAAATTGTCAGTCCCACGTTTGCTTCAAACATTCGCAGTTAAGTATGAAAAGTATATGCTAGCCTATACCACTCTGCATAATATTGAAACGAATATTCAAGACACAATTATTAAAGACCGTGAACATTTCATTTTGTCCGGGTGGCGTACAAGCTTTGGTGGTCATGCCGTTGTCGCCTATATCAGTCGTGCTTCCTCCGACAAATGGAAAATTCGCTTCTGTAATTCTGGAGCCGGATTGCAGTACCAAAATGAGTATACAGTCATAGAGTATCAGGACGTGACACTTGATCAACTAGTCCTATTTATCCGTTTCAACCGTTTTGCGAGCGCAACGGATGAAAAACGTGAACATCTTTTTTGGGTTCCCTCTAAAGATGAGAACTATTACTTTATTAAGGAGATGATTCCTCGTAATAAAATGAAAATCGACGAGAATATCTTTTATAAGCATATATTCGAAATATTTGGAAGCGACTTTAAACCACTCGTCAAAGGTACGCCTCAGCTTTCGTCTTCATGTACGGTCTATTCATTGTATTGGTTTGTCTATTCCCTATTGCATGAAAACAACAAAAGTACCGCGGACAAAGAAATGGAGTCATTTATGATGTTTTTGAAAACGAAACTTATCGATTCGGTTCGTAATGAACTTAAATCCATAACTTATGCATCTGCTAGGCCTTATATGTTCAATGTCGCGCAAATACTTCAAAAACAAGGAGTCCTAGATCCAGGGAGCGAAATTATTTCGCATTTGAAATCGTTAAGTTACAAGATCCTGGACGGTATCTATCTCACTCCATTCATTCGCCAAAACAACCAAAAACGTCTACAAAATGAAGTCCTCAAACTTGAATCATTTTATAAAAATTTTGAGAAGAGTAAAAAGTCCTTAGACGATCTTCTCGGCATTCACAGTTTTTCATGTAATCATGCAGAATATGCTTGTTTCCGCAATGCTGTCTTTCTACGAATTGTCACGGAATTCATTCAAGTGAAAACACACCTCTATTTTAAAGATGGCATTACAAGTGCAGCATTTGTAAATTTTACCAAAAATATTCAAAAGATGATTAGCATCGTCGATGACGGGAAAAGTATAAATGGTATTACTGATTCCAGAAAAAAAATGATAGCTACATCGTTGACTGAAATTACAGTCTTTATCATTTATTTCTACTTGAAAGTCTTGGATCAGTCACTTATCAATAGTGGAAAATATGACGAGTATGATCCTGTCTTCGCAACAGATAAAGGAGTTACAGACACCGTGGCGAAAAACTTCGTCATTACTTTATTTTGTCAAAACCATTGTGAGTATCCTGGTTTTAACCATAACGACTTTTTAATAAAAGTCATTCGGTATAGAAAATTGATTTTTGAAGTTGAAAGCGAATTCCAAGGCGGTTTCTTGAAAGTCAATATTTTCGGTATAAAAAACGAACGTTTTTATGAAGGTTTTAGAAATTACGGAGAAGCATCTAACTATTCATATAACCCAGCAAGTACTTTTAATTACTCAAAGGGGATTCCAGAAAAAAGTTTGAAATCTTTTTCTGAAACGTCTGCAGTCAATGTGAACGACTTGTACATTTGCGATTCGCGTTCCATTTCAGATACGTTTTTGAATTCTCTAAGTTCATTGATTGCCAGCGTAAATACAGGTAGCCTGAGTCATGGTAGAGAGGACTTGAAATTAGAATTCATAGACAAAAATATCCCTTCGCAGAATGTATACTGGGAAGATAATACTAAATATCCTAGTCCAGCAAACCTCCATTACGAGTATGAAAACTGTTACAGAACCGACATGAAAGTAATGAATAGTTTCCTTCGTGATGCCTCTAAATTACTTCTGAAAAGTCTTGACGTGGACCAGTTTTGTGTCTTGTGTGAAAAGGAAATGTTGCAGGCTGCACATTTCAAAATGTTTTTGTATTACTTGTCACATTATGATATTGACAAATCGACACAATCAAGGCTACTTCAAGCGAAACAAATGCATTCAGGTGACGCGTCGATTATAAAATCGATTCTGACAAATGATTATTTTAAATTTTTCTATCCATCAGTAAACGAAATTAGCGAGATTCCCCTTTGCATTTTCAATAACATCTTATTGCGCACTTCGAAAGAAACCTTCCAAGAATTTTTTTCCTATTCACTGACTACTGTCGCGAATATTGAAAAACACGTCGAAGGTTTCAAATTCGTAACAAGACCACATTTTTGTCAAACATACTTTCCATATCCAATTTACGAAGATGTCTCCTCTTCTTTCTTCTACCTGACGGGGGAGAAAATGCGACCTTTGTCGTTCGATGAGAAAGAAGAGCACTTGGCTATCTTTGAAAACAATGTTGAATGGAAAGTTCTAAATCACCATGTAATTCGCAATGATATGAAAGTTAAAACAGAGAGAAACAGGCATCATTTTAGTGTGTGCGTATTGCTGGAGAAGTTGAATGTACTAAAAATCCAGTTTTTAATGCTCCAAGCGGAAGACCAAACTCGCATTGTTTTGGAAGATTATCCATTTGAATTCAACTATTTCGATTCCGATATAACGGTCGTTGATAAGACAAATCCTGCCAATACTTACATACTTGTAACCAGAGACTATGGCAAAGAAATTGTCATATGGTCGCTTTTTCTCACGAATGGCTTTATCCTCTCCGACAGAGAAAATAATTTGTCTCTTCTTTTGTTGATGGAACCGGACTATATCAATGGTCGATTAAGTGGAAACCTACAAGGATTTCAAAAACCTTACTTTGTGGGCGCCGATTCAGAGACAGTAAACTTTTGGCAAAATCATCCGAAGTTGAAGCCATTGTCAATACCAACCTTCCATCTTCTCCGATTTCACTTCACCAATCTATCCTTCAAAATGCGAAATTCGAATGATTTCGGGGCTTTATTCATTTCCATGATACTTGCATCGAATTTGACAGCAATCTGCTTGTTGATCAATCAGTACTATATCGAGGTGCAAAACAAGAACAATGTATATTATGGATATTTACGAATGTTTCAAATGAATATTGATTTTCCGTATTGGTCACTTTTACATAAACATGCTCGTAAAACAAAACATGAGTATGACAATCGAAGTCATTATTTTTCCAGGGATTTCAACCTACCTAAAAAGACGATACATTTATCGACACTTTGTATTCCAGAACGCAAAATCATTGAGGATGCTTCAAAAGAAATAACAAGTGTTTCAAAAGCATTCTATGAAGCAGATACAAAAGCGAAGAGTTTCACGAAGAATATTCGTTCTTTCCTGGAACAATTTAGATATCGCTGTAAAAAATGCGATGTTACCATTTCAGATGTTGAAGAATCAAAGGAAAAAGACTACGTGTTTGAACTCTTTAAAGACGGCCATATTCCTTCTCTGAAGCACTTGTATATCTCAGAACATTTGATTTTGTACAAAAGACTTTATCGTCTCAAATTTAACAATCTTCGACGCGCAATCGATAACGTAGAAGAAGATTGTGGTCATATTACAAAAGTTCTAGAAGAATTGGATCCTCTTTTCATATGTGGTTTTGAAGAATCACGAGATATTTCGCAGCTTCTTCTTGAACTGCATGCTGGCATTTTTCTCCGAAAAGATCAAAAATCTGTTTTCGATAAATTTTGCTTGAAATTACATTCCTATCCGAAAAAAGGATCCGCGAATAGAGAAGTCAAATCGACGGCATATGAAATTCTTATGGGAAAAGGAAAAACGACGACATTGACGCCTTTGCTGCTCTTTTATTGCGCATATGGTAGAGTCGATAGGGATTATTTCAATTACAACATTGTTCTTCCAAAGCATCTGCTTCAGCAAAGTTTTGAAGTGGTCTTGGCATTTAGCGAATTGTTCAATGACGTCGTAACGAAAATCGACGTGGACAATTTTGAAAATATTCGTCATAAAATCAATATTGTCAGTGATGCCCACATGAAAATATATGTGCTGCAAAATCGAGGTCGTCAAAATATTATTAATCCTGAATGTTTTTTCATTTTTGACGAAATCGATTCGCTTATTAATCCATTGAAAAGCGATTTGAACATTTCACTTTTGAAGAGTAAACATCCATTCCAAGATTATGTTACAAAAGCTCTATACAATTTGGCGGAAATCATGTATAAAACAGATTATATAGATCCTAAAAACATTCGACGAGTTGAAAAATCATTGGTCATAGAGGAGGTCGAGATTTTGTCTGTTCTTGATGATAATGACATCGAATTTTTGGATGTTTTCACAAAGAAAGTACAAACCACCGTAAAACAAATTCAAGATGGTGACGTGACATTCAATAAAAACTATGGCTTCTCCAAAATTGCGGGTATGACTGCAATTCCATACAATGCCATTGATTCTCCTATGGAAGGGTCTGAATTTACAGATTTCGAGCTTTCCATTCTACTGACCTGTCTATCCTATTTTTACAACGGATTTCGAGAAGCGGACATTGTGCATTTGATCGAGTATTTGAGGTCCTCTTTTTACCAAGAAGACACGGCGTTATTTCTCGCAATCGTGAACGTTTTTCTTCCGGAACTGACTCTATTTTTCGACAACGAGAAGTCATTTATCTATTTGGTCGAAACTGGGAATAAAAGTCTTGTTAAACAGTTAACAGAGAGTCTGAACGGTGCATTGAAACATGACTACACACATGTAGAAAAGACGAAACTGGAAGCGCGAAAGACAAGAAAGACTTCCTTTGGGATTAAGAAGATGTGGAAAACGATAGCTTCAACCATTCCTCGTTGGAATAGCGGTAGTCGTATTTCGAAAGAAGATTTGCAAAAATCAACGGATGCACAAAGTATTCTTCGATTTTATATGACGACGTTGGTTTTCAAACAATTTAAAATTCCTGTTGACCAGTACAATATTTCTTTTGTAGATATTCTGGACAGTCATCTGATTTGTCATAAAATTATCTTTTCAGGAACCGTGAACTTTAATCTGCCCTCGGCCATTATTCAAGAAATTCAACCGAAACGTACAGGTTTGAATTCTTTCTTTTGGAAACACGAAGATTCCTCAAAGTTCGAAAAAGCAGAGAAATCACAGCTAAGCGAAATCGTCGGTGACGAGTTGACACAAAATGCCATTCATTCGGCACTTCTTGGTGCAGCACAGCATGAACTCACCTCGGTGATTCGACGGGACGACCAAACAGAAGATTCGCTTCTCGCCTTTCTGAAGGAAAAAGGTAATTTGGAAAAGTATAGTGCTGTCATTGATGTGGCTGGAATTATTTTGAAGCGTTCTGCACGCCAATTTATTGACGAGATTTATAACCATCTTCCTCGTGACACCGTAGTGCTCTATGTCAATGAAGGCGCCAGAACTATTTATGACCCCAACGGTGAATCCTATGAAAAGGAATACCAGAACGACGTGTTTCCAAGGGTTTTTATTGTGTATGATAACAAAAACTGTGTTGGTATTGATTTCAAGCAACCTTTTCAAATGCATGCCCTTGTCACTATTAACGAAACGAACGACATTACAGAGACAAGTCAAGGCGTATATCGCTTGCGAAACATAAATATAGGCCATACATTTGACTTCTTTGATTGTTGTTCTAGTGGCGAAAGAGATATTTATGGAATTCATCAAATTCTGGTGGCGAATGAAAAAGCGAGTAAAGAGAATTTGAAGGAAAAAGCCTCTTTGCAGTGCCTAAAATTTGTAAAGCGACAGTCAAGTGCATATGTGGAAGAAAGTTACTTTGAAAAGGTATACATTGAGACAATAGCCGTTGACGAAAAATACATAGATGAAAAAACCTTTTATGACACCGTTCTCTTCAAAAATCTGGGACACAATCTAAAGTTTAAATCATCGGAAGTTTCATTCCTGAAGACCAATCTAAATTTCAATGTTGAAGTCGAAAAAGAAGTTGCTGTTCAAATTTTATCCAACGAAGTATTCAAAGAAAACGACGTAGAGACCGATTTTCGGAAATGTGAATATACTCTAAACAAGTATTTTGGTCCCGAAGAGGTCTTTACCACTTCTGTGAAATTCAGAGGTGTTGAAAGTAAGATACTTCTCAATTTCGAACCGATGCCTTTCAAAGCGGTTTTGTCAAATGAAATCGTCCTTTTTGCAAAGAAGTACTCACATAATGTACGAACACCTCATTTTTATATGCTTCGAAGAGAAGGCGTCGTGACAATCATTACGTCGGCCGAGTTTTCAATTTTTATGTTAAATTTCGAGAAACTGGATACAAAAGACTTGTCTGTATACGACATGGCAGGAAATTGTGTCTTTGGAATAGAAAACGATGTCTTGAAAAAACGAAATTCTATATTCAGGTCAATCTATGGGCTCTTGTTTATTCAGAATAGAGGTTCAGTGAGTCTAGAAGTTCTTCGGTCGAATGTCAAAGCGATGAGTGTAATGATGCTTACTGTGCCTGACATTCTTTTGAAACTTCAATTTTTGAGGTATTTAAACGGTCGGAAGCTTGCCATCCGGCCGATTGAACAATCCATTATGGAAACATTTGCTGCTACTTTCTCTGAAGAGGTCTCCACCGATTACTTATGGAAAAAAGCACATGAATTTGCGAAAGAGAATGATTATTTTTTTGATCGCATATATGGTCTTCCGCCTGATCTGGCGAACCAAGTTGCAAAGGCGTTGTTTGAAGATCGCAAATTGGTCTCAAATGTCAAGCGAAAGATCAAACAAGTTGCATCGACGCGACCAAAGATGACAGTAGCTGCAACCGCACTTGCAGGTGTAGTGGGTTTAGCGAGTGTAGCAAGTGTAACGGGAGTCTACAATGCTCTCGGCAAAAAAACGAAAAAGCAGAAAAACGAAGCTTCTGACGCGGTATTCGAGCCACCGGAGGTCAAAACTGAAAGGGTTGAAGCACCAACAAAGACGCCATATGTTGAACCTCTTGAAATGGTTAAAAAGGTGCAAACTCAAACAGTCTTGTCCACGAAGCAAAAAGCATCTAATGAAAAACCTCATCAACCTTCAAAGACTCGTCAAACGAAACATACTAAAGAGAAGAAATCAGTCGTAAAAGCTTCTGTCAATGGATTTTTGGCGACCTCTGCTATTGCTGCCGCGGCATTAGCAACTCGCCATTACTCGAAACGCAAACCTCACGTGAATACGGGTACGGAGGCGAAAAAGACAGTAGAGAATGTTACAAATGGACCCGTGAACCCACCCGTGATAAAATATAGTCCTGTTACCGCTTCTAATTCCAGAAATGCTGCTGCTCCAAGGAAATCGCTAATCGTCAAGAAAAATCCTAATATAACAATTTGATGTCTATGTAAATATCAAAATGTTCCAATTATGCGTTGCATTATTCTTCATCGTCCCAATGTTGGAAGCATGGCGTCTGAGATTCCCCTTTCGTTCCCAATCGAAACTTGAGGAGATAAATGGATTTTACGGGTTAATTGGTCCGAATATGACGATATCTGAAATCGGGAATTTATTTGATCTGTTTACAGGAAATGGACTTATTCAAGGCGTCTTCCTGGAAAATGGTCGAGTGACGCCGGTATCAACGCTTGTGAAAACGAAGAAATTGATATTTGAAGAACAATGGGGTAAATTTAAAAAGAATCGCTTGACATTTCATATACTCATGTCTTGGCTGGGGATCATCCCAAACATTCTTGGAGTAGCGAATACTGCCATTTTGCATACCGACAATCATACATATGCATTGGCAGAGCGTGATTTGCCGTACGAAATCCGTGTCGATTTTTCAAGGAAAACAGTTGACACAGTTGGACTGACACCAATTGGTCATGTCCATGCCGTATCTGCACATAGTCGATGGAAGAATGGAAAGATCCGTTCTTTTGAATATAGTGTTTTGCAGCGAAAAGTAACGTTTTCAACTATTTGCCATGATTGTCAAGGTGCTAAAGTTGAAAGCTCTTTTTTAGTGAAAACAATGTACGTACCAATGGTTCATGATGCTCTATACTTGAACAAAAGCGTGATGTTTACCGATTCGCCATTTCATTTCTCTCTTAGTCGACTGCCCGTACTTGATACTACAAGACCGACCTTTATCCATGTTATCAAAGAAGAACCGGTGCGAGTGTTGAGAATGTTCCGGTCTGAAGTAGCATTCTATATTTTTCATTATGCTCAGGTGACGGAAGATGAAGAAAGTATTGAAATATTTGCACCCCTTTATGACACTCTGGATTTTCAAACTATATCACTGCAGGGAAAGTACCGCAGACTTCTTCTTGACAAAAGGACCATGAAGATTCATATCCAGAAGAACGAAGAATTAGAATTATTGAACCTCGAATTTCCAGTGAAATACAAAGATAAAGTCATTCTTCGCTCTGTGAATGACAAACGAATTGATAGCTTTGTCATTTGTAAAGGACTTGACATTAAGCTTGTCATCAAAGTACGCGACGCACTCTCCATATGTGGTGAACCGGCATTATACGAAGGGGATGGATTTTCAAGGATACTTTGCCTGGCGTATGATGCTGGTTCAAATGGATATTTTCTTCTTATCGATCCTGAAACAGGTGATGTATACGAAAATGAATTGGGGATAAAGGTGACGATTGGGTTCCATTCGGTTTTTATTGCCAATCGCCAATGATTTGATCTAATTTCGAAGTTTGCTAGATTTCTTGTTACCTAATACTTTGACAATACTTTTCAATTTACTGGACAGTTTAGTGTTGTCGATTTCTTTGAGAATTGCACGGCTTGTTATTTTCTTCTCTTCTTTTTTTGTTCTATTTTTTTGATTTGTATGTTGGCCACGGACAACTTTGGTACCTTTAGATTTTGTTCTCCTGCCACGTAAATTTCGACCACTTCCGGCTTGTTTACCTTGCTCACTTCCGTTTAGACTCCCTTTAACATCACCCTCTTTCAGAATACCTTGGTTACTTCCGTTTAGACTCTCTTTAACATCTCCCTCTTTCAGAATACCTCTTATTTCTTCAATTTTAAACGCTGTCGTACCAGCTAAGAATGCCTCAACTCCAAAATTGCTTGTATAACTGAGAAATTGGCCTAGATCCAACGAAGCACCCCATATTGAGAATAAAGCCGTTGCAGTCCCCGCAACAGGGTAATTAAAATTTGTATTATATAAAAAATACAGACTGGGGACCGCGAGGTTTAATGTGACATTGAATTTTTCGAATGTATAGTATATGCCACCATTTTTAGTGGCATATAATTCATAATCAGGCCAATAATCCTCTTTACCATCATTAAACCAACCATCTTGTTTCATAAACACCCATTTGGGTTTATCATTACTGTTTCCAATAAATATACCCACAAGAACAGAGCCAACCAGCTCATCTTTCTGCGAATCATCCAATTCATTTACTTTCCATTTTTCATTTCCTAATCGATCCTTATTGAATTTACCCAGCCTATTGAGATCTAGAATCGTTTGATAATCCATAAAATGTGTTTTCAATGAGCTTTGTTGTGATTCACTTAATTCCAAAGAGTCCACATTGACATCTCCCTTTAGTCTATATTGTGCTGTTTTTCCCTGCATAAAAATTCCCGCAGCTTTATCGAGAGCAACATTATACTTTCCAAACTCGTAGTATTGGGGATAAGAACCTGCATCTGATGAAGAATTCAATACGTAAGTCGGCCAATAATCGAATTCCCCGTCACTAAACCATCCATCTGGTTTTAAAAATATTGGTTGTTTACGTTCAGCGTCAACAAAGCCTACTAGAATACAATTGTATAGTTTATGTGCATTTTCCACTCCTTTGCCGAAAGTTGTTTGTATCCTTTTCATGTCCCATAAAGTGAGTTTACCGTTATCTGTTCTGTTTAACAAATATAAAACAGACCAATCTAGTTGATGGTGCGATATGGAAAGAATCTGCCATACAGATATCGCTTTAAAATCTTCTTGCGTTATTCGCATGAATTTGTCATTTTTGTAAATGTATTCATGTTTTCTTTCCCTTTCCGAAAAGAGTCCATTTTGTTTCAAATCAATAGGAACTGTTGTCGCATCTTGGTTAGGATCTATTTTCACATAGAATGTAGATTGGCCAAAATTTATTGATCTATCTTCGTTAAACTCATTATTAATCCTTTTTCCTTCTAATGACTTTATGGTTTTTTCTTGTTCTGAGGTAGTTTTTCCACTGGCACCGCCTACATGTCTACCTCCTCCTTTAGCATTTTCTCCAAATTTTTTTGCCCAATTAAAAACGGACAAATTGTTCTTAAACGTTTCTAAATAATCGACAGGAAAAAATGCTGCATTATAGTTCATATAAGTCCTACAATCGCTTGAAAATAAATTAAATCTTACAAATTCATAAACTTTACAATCAGGAGGGATAGCAACGAAATTTTGTTGCTGTAGTGTAGATACATTATCTAGCTTTCTCAGTTTATATGATGGCCAATAATCGTAGATACCATCATTAAACCATCCATCTTTTTTCAAAAATATTGGACGTTGCATATCTTCAGAGATTCCTACTACAATGGCTTTCTTCAAATTCTCAGCGATCTTAGCTTTATCGGCATTTGGCTCAAATTTTTGTACCATTTTAAAAACTTCCTCTTCATTTACATAGACCATAACGTTTGAAGAACTGGTATTCACCTCTCTTGTTGGCATAGGTGATATTTCATCAAAATATTTAGAATATGGATCTGGATCAAACGGATCTAATCTCTGTTTCACTTTCGCTTCTGGAATGCAATTCAAGGGGATAATGAAATTTAGATCCAATAGATGTCGCATTAGCGATTTTTTTTGTTCTTCTGAAAACTTAAATCCAGCGATTTTGGAACCTTCAATTTTTTCGATCAATTTGTTCTCTTTATATGAAAACACTAAGTTATCACTTTTCTCTAGTACGAATTCATAATCTTTACTTAAATTCTTTTTTTCTCTTTCAAAAGGGGATTTATAATCCGGATAAAAATTCAGTTTATTCCCACTTTCATCACATATTTCTCCGTTTTCATTTAAATATACTTTAACTTCTCCAACCACGATAGGTTTGATTGGATTTCCCGTATCTTCAATGCCTTTATTCAATCCAATAATTATAGCCGGATCTAATTGATGATGATGGAGATACAGGCGTTGCTGTTGTGAAACATTTTCCAACTGACTCATTTTTTTTAGTATAATACATACTTACATAGATATTTTTATACAAGTAGTTGGTACGGGAAGGTGAGCTCGACCAAGTGAATATTGACGATTACAGCCACTCAATTTATTCTATGAATGACCTATCACAGACAAAATATATTGTCTGATGTTGCCTAATACTCTGGTAAAAGGATTCACTTCCATTTCTTAGATTTCGTTTATCATAACGAAAGATTTCGAACCTTTGTAACGTGTCAGTAACAAATATTTACGAGGTAGTTTACTGATACCGTCACAATGAGTCAAGTTTAGTGTTTGCAAAAGAGGACAACCAGCTTCAAGAAATTCAATGCTTGCATCTGTTAGGAGAGAATTGCAACTAATATCCAGTTCTTTTAATTGTTTCCCGGTATTTTCGACCAGATTCGCCACTACATCGTCTGAGATGCCGAGATTCGAGAGAAATACTCTTTCCAGACGTTGGGCAAATTGAAATGACAATAACGGTATGGGACAAAAATCGAGTTTCAGAAATGTGAGCATTTGATTTGATTTCATAATATTTTGCATGGAATGATTCGACAGATACGGCATGCTTTGAATCCAAATATATTCCAAATCGTGAAATTCCATGAGTCTTGCAATCTTTGTACAATGCAGAAAAATGTTGTACAATTGCATACAAACCAAAGTAAGCTTTTTCAGCTTCGGGAAGAATTCAATAAGAGAATTCAGACAGTCATCGTCGAAATCCGCTCGTTCAAAGAAGAAATGCAAACTGTCAATGTTCGGTGCAGCTATTTTCAACTGTCGAATGTATTCACTATCGAAGGAATAGCTAGAGATGCGCAAAGTGACATCTGTTAAGTGTGGAAAATGGCATTCAAAGACTTTCAAGGTCAACAATTGGATGTACGTAGAATGCAAATCAAGCGACTTTAAAGAGGTACATTTTTTCAGAAATCCAGTAAGTAGCATGTCATGGACAGATGGAATGCATTGAAAGGTATGAATGTGCTTCGCCAGCCCAGAAGTGTCTTCAAATAGCACCATAAGTGTATTATTGGCGATATTTCTGTTATGGAAAAAATAAAAAAGTAAGTTTTGGATTTTCATTTTTTTCTTCTGAATCCAAATAGTTTCTTCTGTCGAGTTGACGACATGTTTTGCTTCCTGAAAGAAAACTAAGTTTTGAAGAATGGATAAAAATGAGTCGCGTATCGATCTGCAAGTTAAAGCAGTGTCGAGAACACATATATTTGCGATTGTCAAATATGACGACAATACGTGATTAAGGGGGGACAATGGTTCCATCATACTGACAAGAATAGGATTCATGTTTTTCAACTTCAGACTTTTCTGTCTTTTCAATAAAGAAACATTGCTTATATTCTTATAAAAGGTGAATTGCAGGAACAAGATAGAAAATGTTCATCATCTACTATTCACCTAGAAAACAGCAATCAATGTCACGATGGTACCATATTTCACCGTTTCCATTGAAATGACATTTCTTCCTTTCTGCATTAAAACAAAGTGGATATAAGCTTTCGCATCGTCAACATCTTCAAGACAACGGTTCTTTCTAATGCGTGTACGTGTGCAAAACGTAACTGCAAGAACAGCTTGTCTTGTAAACTTCAGATAATCCAAAGCATACTGAACATCTTTTCTTGGATTTGTAGATGCATTTCCGCGCCAGGTACTTGTGTAGTCCAGAAATACAAGACTGAAAGGATAATGCATAAACGATATGTTGCGAATCATGGTCCCGACACAATGTGGGTACACAATGCATTTGTTCTTTTTCACCAAACTTCTCGCTACAAACGGGTTCGGAACATGAATCTGATGTTTTCTGAGACCAAGACATTTCTGGACGTGGCGACTAAACGTCGCGTTAGAATCGTCAAGTGTCAAAACATGACCTTTCAGAGCAAGTTTCTTGTACGTATCTGTGAGAACATTCCTGACTTGCTCTTTCTTCGCGACATTGGATGGAAAGTAACAATCTCGTGTGTCTTGTGGCAAGAGATGAATTGGAAGTCTGTAAACCATCTGTGGATCGTAGATGTACTTGACCTGAAATGAATCTCTACACGATGATTCAATGGACAAATATCTGTCGCCCAAGGATTCACATCCTTCTTCTTTTGATCGAAGCGAATATCTTTCCGTTTCCATGTTGAAATTATGAAAGCATCGTCTCCATAATGGTATTAGACAGTGGGACAAGAAGTAGTGGTTCTAGTGATTCTAGTGATTCTAGTGTGTATGTGTATGTCTAAGTAGGTATTATCATATTATCAGACTACATTCACCGCTTCTACTATATCACTATCATACTGATCACTGTGTCCATCTTCTCGTCCTTCTTGTCCATCATATCCACCAAATTGATGAATGTCGACGGCGTAAACGATCTTATTTTCGGTCTCAATAATGGTGAGAGCGATGGGAATATCAGTTTCTCTACTTTCTGCGATGACAGGAGCTAAAGGTGGGTGCGGACGTGGTGGCGGGGGAAGATGTTCCTCAAAGCGAGTGGAGCAAATCAATGCGTTTACATATGGAGAAAGAAGGACCAATGCAATACTTAGGAAAAATCCAGCTGTTCCGAAAACCAAGCAATAGAATACAACAACTCGATGCTGAGCGTCATTTGCGAGAACAACGCATACTCCAAATAGACCGATTGAATTGAACAAAAGGGACAACCAAAGGAAACGGATAACAGTGGCTATACAGGTCATTTATGAAATTATGAGAGCCTTCGAACAGAATACATGCAGGCAGCCAAAAGTTATGAGAGTAAAAAGCTGGACTTTATTTCACCACTTCTGTTTGTGAGGCATATATAATAGTTTTGTGCAATGAGGAGAATATGAAAACCGACGTGCGTCAGCTTACCAAAAGGTTCAACCAGATAAAGTAGCCCAATGAGGACGTTGACTACAAGAAATGATTTTCCGTCATTCGTTCCAATATATAGGAACAAGAGCAAAAGGATGTCTACTGTAATTGCAGACATGACATTGATGTTATGAATAAACAAGTTATCCTCGTTTTCTTCGATGAAAGAATTTATCATATTTTGAATTCCCTTGTACATACCGAGAAGGTGAAAAGCACCTGAAATAAACAGAACGGGGACTAGATTTGTATTGTAGTAATAGCACGTTGCAACTGCCAAAAAAGATCGAATGTGTATCATGGTTGTGTCATTCAAGAAGAGATGGATGTTTTCCCGCGAAGGGAATTTGTATTCTTTGATAGTTTTGTTTGTTAGTCTTTTGTATATGTCATAATGGTAGTAAAATGAGGTCAAACTTAATCCACTAATTCCGATCATATCGAATACATTTCTTTCATCGTTCTTGTACGAGTAGAGATATGCTGCCAACGGAACATTCACAAAAAGGAGGTAAGAGCATAAGAAATGACAGACAGTCTCGTAGTCAATACTTTTTGCAATTTGTTTGTAAAGGATTTTGCTCATAATAGTAAACCAGTATAGATTGAGGATGTACAGACCATAAAACGAAAGTAGCACAGAGGTACTTAATACCAAATCAACCATTGTATCGCCATTTGAATATTTTGGAAATACGGTATTAATGATGTAATCATTTTGTATGTCCTGAAAGTAATCGATGACCCGAAACTTGAGAAATGCCAAATAGAATAACAAATTATTGACAGTTGTCAACACACTTTTCTTTGGTAACCAGAATTGCAATGCGAGGAAAATGGACGAAATTTCTGTTTTTAGGAGTGCAAGCAGGATCGGAAACTTGTCGGAACTACTTAGATGGTAGTAAGCGTCGTAAAAGGCTATGCAGAGGACAAAGACATGATGCATTTGATAATCACGATTTTTCGTAACTAACAGATCGATTCCGACATGTATACCTATGAAAGGAACAAGGCTTTCAAACATGGAATATGGTGGTTCCTCACAGCTGCCAAACGCATATTTGAGGTAGCAGTACGTAGAAGAAAGAGATATGCCTAGAACACATACATTTTGGAACTGATGTATCCAATTGATGTTTAAAAATGAGATGTTTCCGAGCATTTGATTTCGTAAAA